ACCACTTGTTATAGTATCTTTTGCTTGGTAGTTAAAGAATGTGTTTGATTGGCCATTCTGTCCATTAACACCACTCGTACCTGAAGTTCCACTCACACCTGCTGTTCCTGCTGAACCATTAGTTCCATCGATACCACTTGTACCAGATGTTCCATCGATACCCGATGTTCCGTTTGTTCCTGCAGATGCCATTAAATCCCATGCAGTTCCTACATTAGGTTGTGCGTTGAAGTTATTCTCAACTGCTATATATGATGAACCATTGTATTGGACTACATCTCTAATAAAATAGTTAGTAGAATTATTCCATACATCTCTCCAAGTAAATCCATCACCACTTGTACCTGATGTTCCATTACTACCATTCGTTCCATTTATACCTGAAGTGCCTGAAGTTCCATCTATACCGGATGTTCCTGATGAACCAGATGAGCCACCTTGTCCACTTACACCACTCGTACCTGAACTACCATTTGCACCATTAGTTCCATTCACACCATTTGTTCCATCTACACCTGAAGTGCCTGATGTTCCATTTACCCCTGAAGTTCCATCAATACCTGAAGTGCCTGATGTTCCGTTTTCTCCACTAACTCCACTTGTACCTGATGTTCCTCCTCCGCCGGATGTTCCGTTTACACCACTTGTACCTGAAGTTCCATTTGCTCCAGCTGCACCATTAGTTCCGTTTGCACCTGCAGCTCCGTTTGTTCCATTTACACCATTAGTTCCGCTCACACCACTTGTACCTGATGTTCCGTTTGTTCCACTACTTCCACTTCCTATTAACGCAAGAGAATCAATCATATCAGTATTGAAATCTCTTAATAATGCTGGAGTAATTAATCCTGCGTTGTTATCAGGGAAATTATTCTGATTAATTATTTCTAATTGTTCTTTGTTTAACTGAGCCATGCTATATTATATTTTATTGTTCTGATTGGGTTTGAGAATATGGAACTTCCGTTACACCTACTCCTTGCTCTAATAGAGCTCCATTACAACACTTACGGCTGTAGGTATTCGAATTTAAACACAAACAAGCTCTCCTACTATTCTTTGGAGAACTTTTACCCTGTGTAGGTCCTATATAGATACCACTTGTTGAAGCGTATCGTTGTAAATAAGATGGTGTTGGCATATTAAATTGTTTATATCCATATAACAATTATCCAATTAAATGTAGTTATTACTTATGCTTAGCCATCATCTCTTTCTGCATGAGATTCTGAAGATGGTTGTAATCTGATTGATATGATAAATACAATAAACAGGTATCCAATGGTAAGGTAACTACTTCACTTATTCGGTTTACATCGTTACCACACAATTGCATTACTGCTCCATATCCTTTCCACTTGCGGCCAAAATTGATTTGATGTTGTGAGGGAGCATCTCCGAATCCGTCAAAGATTTCAGGATAGAACTCGGTAATACCTTTGATAAATGAACAAAAAAAAAGAGGGCACCAAAATGAATATGCATTCCTAACTTTAAGAAAGGGGCTTCACTTTCCATACCTGTGTATGATTCTATTGTATATAATTCACCAATCTTTGTTTTAATCGGTCTATATAGGATTGCCATTATCTTACTCCAATTATCATCAATGGTAAAGGTATCGTATTTAGTAATATCCAAATAAGCTCCGTATGCCATCTTAGATAGGTTAGGTTCGAATCCGTATTTCTTTCCATCGATATCGATTACCCTTTGTAGAGGTAATTCGCTTGTTCCCATAAATCCAATCAAATCATTCTTAATTGATACGAATGTTTCCGTATCTAACTGATTGATGTATTGTGGAGATAATCCAACTAAGTGATGCATTAAACATGCTACATAGCCTTCTTGCTCTTCACCATATACTTTGATATCTCTTTGTAGAGCTAGATACTTTTCTAATGTTACTGCTGACCATTCTTTTGGTACTGTTAATTCTATTAATGCCATAATTTATCCTTTTATTCTATATTGTTCTGGGTTAACTAAATCATAATCAGTATCTATTACTGTATTCGTAACTACTTCATTAACACCCATTTGCATTTGTCTGATTGTAAATGCCATTTGTTCTACCTTCTTTTGTAATACATTCCTCTGTCCAACTAAAGCGATGCCTGTTGTCTTAGCTCCTTCTAATTGTTCTTCTAAGTGTTGGATGTATCTTGCCATCTCCATGAAGTCCTCTCTTGTAAGATTGTTCAAATCAACTTCCAAAACCTTATCCTCTTTTAATACCTTTGCCATATCGTATATGTTTATATATTTATATATTGTTTAATTATCTAATACTAATCACGTATTTACCTTTAGCTGTTGCTACATTACTTAACTTCATCATAAACACATAGCGGGTTGCATCAATGGCATGGTTGTTAAAATCTACAGGCTTATCCAATTGCTTTCCAAATCTATCCGTATCCCATTCGTATGAATAGAATTCGTTTGTTAAGTTTAAACAAGCTTTAGGAATGTTTATCTTATAGTTCTGCATTACCTGAATACCAAAGTTAATTGAATCCTTTCCTTTCACAACAGGTCTAACATTATAACCTAATTTGTAGAGTTCATCATTAAGGCGAGGCTCACTACTATCTGCCCATATCTCTTCTCTACCTTGCACTATCTCTTTTAACTTAGCATCTATATCCGATGTAGTTAAACCTTTCTCATAGAAGTGTTCTAATATGTATATCTCACCATCATGCTTCCAAATTGAGACCAAACAACTTGGGTCATTGCTATACCCATAATCCAAGCCGTATGCAATGAATTGAGATTCGTTTGGTATCCACTCTACTGAGTTAAATGTGAATATAGCTTTCTCATTACTTACATACTCTCCTAATCCATATACCTTCCAAGCTTTAGGATTTGTTCTTTGTAAATCCTCAATTGCTTTCACAACACTCTTTTCTAAATAAGGGTTATTACGATATGTGGTAAAGTAACGATTACAATCTTGCATCTCTCTAATCCAATGCATAGGGCTGATTGTGGGATTGTATGATAGTATGATTGGACCTGTAGTTCTGATTTGTAATTGGAAGTATGATTCACTATCGACCTCGTTTGCTTCTTCTAGCCAAAGTATAGATGATTTAAGACCTCTTAGCTTCTCTGGCATGTCAGTTGATACGAATTGTATTGTTGCACCCGTATAAAAGTTATAAACCCTATCACTCTGGTTGAAATCATTCTCATTGAATATACCCATTGATACCATAATATCTTTGAAGTCCTTCATTACCGTTCGCTTGAGTGACGGGATTGTCTTTCTTACTATAGTAACATCTTCCTTACCTTCCAAACACTTTACAATTATCCATTGTAATAAAGCCCAAGTTTTGCCTGAGCGTGTCCCGCCAATATGATGCGTAACTCTCGTTGTTGAGTTATCCTGATTGGTGTATGTTATGGTTGAGTTTATCTCAAGATTCATTACTGCCTGTTTGTGTTATGTTAACTTGTATCTGATGTATCCTCTGGTCTATCTCCCCTCTCATCTCCGTTCTACTTAACTTAGGTAGAGAATACTCCATTAGCTTAAGAGCTAATTCAATTGCTCTCTCTGGGTCTTTCTTCTTTATTGTTTCTAAATCTGATGATATCGTATTGAGAGTATTGTTAACTGCTCTTGCTATCGTTAACTTCATTTCTTCGGTTGAGCGATTGAGAGCTCCTTTCGGTCTCCCCTTTGATAACTTATTGCCGGCTTCGAATCCCATTGTTATTTTGTGTTATTTTAACTATTATGACCTTATAACAACATTGTATCACTCCGTAGTTGATCATCGCTTAAAACCACCTTAAAATCGTTTTTAGAACCATTGGTGATTAGCTACTCTACCATAATATGGATTGTATGCTTTCCTCCATTCAACTTTAATCTTTGGTAGCTTGAATATCTTATTTAGGGTATAGTGTTTATTCCATACTATTGAAAATATATGAGGGTATATAAGTTCAAGCTCTTTTAAACATTCTATATCTTTATCAACTGTCCTTCCTTCTTCCATACATCCTCCATCAGAATAGTATTCCTCTGAATCAACTAAGTAGATATCAGATAGTCTCGTCTTAACTCCTCTCTTCAAAATCTGCAATACAAAGTGAATATCTTCTCCCCATTTTAAACTCCAATCTAATTCCTCTCTGAATATCTTACTTCCATTAATAAAGTGGACTTGGATAAACTTACCAAATTGTTTTTCATCTTCTTCTTTTGGAGGTGAACCTTTTGCGAAACAGCCTCCTAATCCTACACCTTCAT